CCTGATTAGTATTAGTTCCTGCAGTTGCTGTTGCAGCAGTAACTACTTGGCTTGTGTTTGCTAAGTCTGCTTTAGAGTTAATAGCAGTCTTAGCTGCAAGAAACTCTGTATTAAAGTCACCACCACTAACTATCTTGTCTGGGTCTGAATCACTTAAAGCATCCTTACCTGACCAAGCTATTTGTAAATTATAATCACTCATCGTATTTTTCCTTGTTTTGCCCAAATAGAAATGTTTTGTAAAGAAGCTTTAAACCCCGATACCGTTTGTATTATCTGTAGTCTAACAACTTTAGCTGCTTTTGACATAGATACTTTGTACTCTGTAGGTTGGAAAGCAGGAGCATACTTGGAATTACCATACTTAGCCTGTCCCCACAAAGCATTGACTCCACCAGTAGTAGGGTCTAATGTAAAGTTAGCTGATGTAGGAGTAACATTGTAATCTCTAAACCAGTTAAGTGTTACGTTCATGTTCTTACCACCTGACCATATAGCTAAGAATCTTTTTAAAAACTTAGTTATGCCCGGCTGTTCAAAATCTAGCCAAGTAGTTTTAAAATCTGCTTGATATGTGTTGTCTACATCTTGATAACATTTACTTGTAGTAGATTCCCATGTGTGTCCAGCAGTAGTACATGCACTTGATGTACCATAGGTAGCAGTAACATCCTTTTTTTCTACATCATAAAATCCTGAGTATGTTGCTACTTTTCCAAAGTTAGTAGTAGCTCCTAAACCAATATATAAAAAATCATCTGTTGATAACAAAGCCCCAGGATTTTTCTTACTATCAAAGTTCCAAGTTGTTATACGTGGTGCACCTTCAGGAGTTGTAGATTTAAAATCAAAAACATAAAGAATATTTTTACCACCAAATCCTAATAAATATGTTCCAGTAGATAAATCATATTGACCTTTAACTTTGTTTAAATCTGCAGTAACAATGTGTGTTCTTATTTCATCTTTAACAGCTAAACTTAAATCTGTCAACGGCATCTTGTCTTGTACCATTGTACGAGCTAGTGAGCGTACACCTGATGAACTTAAGAATACAATGTCATCACCAATGACTTGTACTGAATCCCTAGCTACACATCCTACACCTTCAATAACTTCATCTAATTGAAATGAAGCAGCAGCTGGGTCCCAAGGGTCATTGTAAATAACAATGTTATTCTTACCAAAGATAACTAGCTTACCCATAAAAGAAGCTAGTGCTGTTATTTCATCACCTGACCATACAGTTTTTAAATCTACTGAACCTGAAGCACCACCATTAAATGTTTGACCTATTAATGTATCAGAGTAATAAACTACATCTTTGTTTTCACCTATATTTCCTACCCATATCCTACCATAATCTCCTAGAATACAAGAAGGTGTAAAAGTAGTAACGCCAGTAGGTTTGTGATAACTACCTACATCTTCTAAATCTTTCCATGTAGTGCCATCATAATTTATTGGTTGATTACCTGCTTGTACTCCATAAAACTGGTTATTAAAGTTTGTAAACTGCCAGTTGCCATCAGTCTTAGTAGTTGCAGAACCACCGAAAGTTTGTGCGTCTAAAGTGTAAGGAGTATTAGCTACATTAATTTTATAAATGTTAGCACCAGCTCCAGTAAATAAAGTAGTAGCTCCTGTTGCACTAATATACTCACCTAATGATTTAACTATTAATGTATTAGTTGTAGGATTACCATCAGTATCTAAACTACCAGTATGTACATTGTTAGTTATTTGTTTAATTCCTTCTCTAGTAGTAACACGTCCCTTCTCATCTAACATAATATTGTTAGCTGTTGTTAAGAACTGTGGCGGTAAACTAGCAGCCGATGACTGCCTGTTTAATCCATAGATACCTATAGAGTCTAATACAAGGGGTTGTATTGGTTTAGACGCCATTCCAAATTACCTCATCTGAGTGTCTACCTACGTCTTGTTGAATTGCATCTGATAATGCTTGTTGATATTGCATCTGTGCCATGTCTGACAATGTACCTCCATCTTCGCCACGTTCAGCGATAGCTCGTGCCCATACCCCCATTATAACAGGAAACTCTGGACATGTCAAGACATCTGTTGCATTTGTTAAATCATCTTGTGGGTCTAACAAATAAAAATTTATGTTATAAACAGCGTCAGGCTTAGGATATATCTGAGCTGTTAATAGACCACTACTGGTTCCATTAATAGAAAAGTAAGAAGGAACACCTGAGCTATCAGGACTAGGATATTGTGTAGACCTAATCCATGAATCAGGTACACCTTGTAACATTTGTCCTTGTTCTTGTTCTTGTACTGACAATGTTCTAGTACGTTGTGATGTGCTAGGTAAATTATAGCTACGTGTGTCAGCTACAGTAGCTACTGTTTCTATACGTCTTAATGATGTCCAGTCCCAAGCATCTTCTACTTCTCTTTTAACTTCATTAACAAAGTCACCTATTAATACTTGATAATCTGATGGACCAGAAGCATCTATTAATGCTCCTGACCAGTCACTACCTATACTATCTTCTCGTAGTCTACGTAAGACTGAATTAATAACTTGTCTATATGTCATATTATTTTCCTTTTGCTAATTGTGCACCAAAGTAGAACTCGATAATCATTGTAGCCCATCCAAAGATTTCATCCATTTTCAATACTGAGCCCGCTTGTATTTGTACATACTCTATTACATCTGGTGTAAACTGTATACCAAAGAAACTAAATCCTTCTATAGTATTAGGTATTACTGTCGGCACATTAAAGAACACTGGAGCTACTTGTGTAAATATTATAAGTGCTAGTATAACAAATATAATAACTCTACGATTAAGTGCAGCCATTGGGCTTTCTTTGTCTGCTCTATCTCTAGCTTGATTAATAGAATCATTACGTGCTTGCAAGTTCTGTATCATTAGCTTTTGGTTTTCTGATGCTGCTTGACTCTTTAAAGCAAACAACTTAGCTACAAAACCTAAAGCTATTGGTGCTACGTTTGTTAAGAAGACTATCATTTCTTATCTATTTCTAAAACGAGGTCAATAATTTTTTCTAATTTAAGTTCGATGGAATCAAAGTTCTTTTCAGTAGCCATTTGTTGAGATTGAAGTACAGCGACATCTCGTTCAATATCAGTTACATATAACACCATTAAAATAATCATTGTTGCTGTGGTAGCAATATGTGATAGTGATATTGTTTTGCTTAAATGCCATCTTTCAGTAGTCATAGTTATCCTATTTGTAGATTGTCTTGTGAAACCCTTTCTTGTTTTTTAACTTTGTCTTTTTCAAGCTCATTGGTTAGGTATTGAACCTGAATCATTGTTCCTCGCAAGGCTTCGATGATTTGTTGCATATCTGTACTTATTCTTATTTGGTTTTGAATAACAGAATCAAGTTCTGGACTACTCTGTACAACTTGCTCTTCTAATAATTCAAGCTGGTTATTCATATTCAAAGCATAACCAAAAACAGATGCCTGAAGAACAATCAAAACTGAAAAGATTAATAGTATTACTCTGTTCATTTATTAAGTCCTACCGCACTACCAGTTAGAATCGCACCGAAAGCTAAGTGAAACAAACCACCACCCATTAAGGTGAAAGGTGAATGCTGTCCAGTTAATTTCTTCATCAATTCCATCTGTACTAATGTGTCCTCTGTTGAATTAATAATTTCCATAAACTGAGAAATATCTGGTCTATTAAGTCCGTACCAAATTGGAACAAACATAAAGTCGTAGAAACAAATCAGCAAGTAAAGTATCAAAGCTGACCATCGCCACCTTTGTGTACTGATTTCTATCTCTGTCATACACAGGGAGGCTCACACATCAAGGCATTAACACCGATAAACATTACAGTTATAAAACCAATTATTCCTAAAGCTATCAATAGTATTATTGGGTTACTCATTAATCAGCTACCAAAGATACAAATGCTGGGTCTACTTCATCTGTAGGGTTAGCTGAATAATGTGTACACATATCTATTTCTCTAGTGTGTGTAGTTGTGCCATCATATTCTTTAAAGCTACCATCCTCATTGTAGGTAGCAATCTTTCTAGTTTCAGTATGAGGTTTATTCTCATAAGCCATAACACCAGCTAAATCTGATATGGCATTAATAGCTGTCTTAATTGTTTCGTGTTCGCTATACAAAGCTGTAGCGTATGTAGCTATATTAGAAGGTACTGCTGTACCGCCTTTAGCTGCTCTTGACCAATACCAATCTATAGCATCGTGTCTACTAGCTACTGCTGAATTAGCCTTAGATAACATACCCGCTTTAAGCGTAGCTACATCCCTAGCTGTACCAGCATAAGTTCCTACAGCTTCATCACCACTAGCATCTACTGTATAAGCACCATCCCAATAGTAACGACTATCAACTGTGACTATTCTCATAGGTT